ATACCATTGATAGCAGTGTTTGACTGCAGAGCACCTGTTTTAGCTTGTGCATTCATAGTACGGATAACTTCACGGTTGATTTCAGCAAGAATCTCAGTTGAGAGAATGTTTGCCAATTCCGTTTCAGCATCCAGACCATGGATAGCTTTCAGATCCTGTGCAAGTTCTAAGCTGTATTCAGCTTTCAGTGCACGTGACTTAGCAGTAACAGTTGCCTTTTCAATGGTAAAGCCCATTTCACCGAATGAAGAACCACCGGTTGAACCAAGTGCTTCAGCATCGTCTGTTGGCATACCACCAGCAACATCAGGACCATTGCCACGATCATTATCGATCGAGGAGTCTGAGTTAGAGTCGGTAAGACCTGACAGACCAGAAGGACCAGAAGTTTGAGTTACAGAAGAATCACCAGAGAAAGCGGTGTTTGCTTCGTTGAACAGTGCTTCAGTGTTTGAAGTTGAACCACCGTCATAACGTGACTTCATCGCAAAGATGAGGCCAGTTGGACCTGACATTGGCTGAACACCACAAATGTCATAAGCCATCAGGTTAGGCATTGCGCGGCGAACTAGAGCAATAAGAACTGGGTTCCAGTTAGCAGCTGAAGTTGTGTTGTTGCCAGGAGCAGCTTCCATCATAAGACCTTCTTCGCGAAGTGCTTGCTCTTGGTTTTCAAGAATAGCTGCAGTTACAGCTTTTCTGTGCTTATCAGTAATGGTACCAGCAGATTCTTCATTCAGTACTGGTGCCCACTTTTCGATAAGGTTATCGTAAGAAATTACGTTATGCATTTCTAGGACTCCTAATTATTGGGTTTTTCTAAGTGCTGCGAGGTACTGATCCATTGAAGCAGAAGTTTCAACGGCTTCGCCGTCATCCTCAACTGCATCGAAGTCAGCAGACTCAGTTGTTACAGTCTTGGTGAAGTATGATTCTTTGACAGTTGCAACCTTTTGTGCAAAAGTTTCTTCATCATCGAAATCTACATCGTTTACCAAGGACTTTAGTTTTTCGACTTGAGTTTCTGCGAGATCGCGAGATGCTTCACGAATGACAGCTTCACGCTTAAATGCCTCGAGTTCCTCAGCCATAGCAATTGCTTGTCCAGTTGTTGTGTTGAGTTTTTCTTCCAACTCTTCAACTGTTTCGACAAGTTCGTCAACCAGGTCGACCTTTGATTCTGGTACTTCGATATAAGACTCGGTGAACAGATCCTTCAGGTTGTTCATAAAGTCTTCTGCAATCTCTGTACGCAGGCCTGTCTGGATGGCTACTTTATTTTCTTCCATCCAGTTTTCAACTACGTAGTTTAAGTAGCTGTCAACTTTCTCTACGAGATCACTCTTAGTAGATTCAATTTCTGCTTCGAGTTCTTCGTTGTACTTTTCTTCAAGACGATCGATCTCTTCAGCAAGCTTAGACTTGATAGCAGCTTCAAAGATGATAGACGCTTTATCTTTGAACTCTTCGGAAAGAGTTGCTTCGTTATTGATAAGAGCATTTAAGTCATCAGAGAAATCTGCTTCGTAGTTCAGCTCAGGAGCTTCTACTACTTCACCATCTTCTTCTACGCTTTCAGCCATGATCTTACCGTACATTGAAGCGAGGTCCTCTTTCTTCATTTTAGACATCTTCATGTATGCGGCATTGATCATCCCAGCTTTTGTGCTAGGTGCTTTCTGCATTGGATCTTTCTTTGTTTGATCGCCTTTACGCTTTGGTGCAGAACCTGTTGCGTCACCTGCTTTATCAACAGATGCTACAGACTGTGCTTCAGCGTTTTTAGGATCGTGAGCCATTGCTTCTTCCACGACTTCGTTGTCATCGTCATGGAGTTCAATGTCCTGATCTTCAATCATTTGATCTTCAGTCATTATTGACTCCTTTTATATTTTAGTTTTGAGCAACGAGAGGAAATTCTTGAACTCACGAACCTGAGTCTCATAGAGATCAGCACGTGGAGCTTTTTTAATTTCAGTCTCCATTTTTTCAATAGTCCGAGCTTCAATAATGCCGTTGTTCCATACCCACTCAACACCTTCCATTATTCCATTAACGAAAGCGCTAGGTGCGGAGGGATCCTGAACAATATCTACTGCATTGAGTAGAAAATCGTCTTTAACGACCATTGCGTCATTAGTGCGCATCAAACTTCCCATACCACGAGTCGAAACACCCAGTTTGACACCGCCGTCGAGTAGTCCTTTAACGACTTCACCCATTGGAGTGGCCAAAATGGTTGCTTTACCCACAACATCGTTACCCTGCCAATTGAGGGATTCGATCTTGTGAGAAACCTTATCTAAATTAACAGTCGGTCCTTCAGGGTGATTCAATTCACCAACCGCTCTGCCTGGAACAACTTGCTCTTGATTATAGCGATCAACAGCTTTTTCCATAACAGGGCGTGGATATATACGACCGTTACGATTTTTTGATTCTGCTTGCATGAAGATACCTTCAATAGCATAGCTTTTCTTACCGTTCTTTTCTTCGGTTAAGACTTCTAATTCATTATCGGTATATTCTGCAATCAGCTTCATTTCTTTAATGCCTTTACAAATTCAGTAGCAGCCTTTTCTGCCTCGTCCTTTGAACGATATGAATCTAACCTATCACCATCCACATATGCAACGAAACCGTTACGTTCTTTGTGAACCATAATCTTG